CGGTCGCGAAGTGCCACTCGATCACCTCAAATACCTTTGCGCTCCAGCCGAGCTTGGCGTTCGTGATCATCACCGTGTCGCCTGCGCGAACCTGCATTGCCTCTAGCCGGAAGCGTGCGCTGAAGGTAATCTCCTCGCGAGCGCGGCGCAACTCGATCACCGAAAGACGTTGAGCGCAACTAGGCGAAGTCGTGAACGGCAAGACTACGTCGCGGAAGTAAACGATGCTGTTGTCCTCGCTGACGTAGGTCGCGGATGTGACCGCTGGGAAGTCTGTCACCTGCCAGTCGTTCGACTCGCTGACGTAAACGCCCTTGACTGAGTTTACGCGGTCGCGTGCGCTGATCCGAGTCTGCACATTAAGTGGGCCGACGAAATGTTTCTCGGAAAGCGTAACGGTGGGCGTGCGATAGCTCGCCGCATAAACGACCATCTTGCCGCCGGAGTAAGCAATTAGACCGCCCATCGCACTCAGGAGCTTGCCGATGTTCTCATCCGGCGCTGCGCTCGTAATGATCATGCCGTTCGCCTCGTAGCGGTTCTCGTAGACTACTGGCGACGCTGGCAGAATCTGAACCTGCTCATCGCAAACATTCGCCGCGACCGTGATCGAAGTGTCATCGACCTCTGCGCTCGTCATCGCCATGCCGATCTTGGTATCGAGCAAGTAATCACGCACCGCGAGCGCAGGATTCGCGGAGTAAACCGTTGTCGTCGTGCGCGGATCATAAACCTTTTTCCCCTTCACGACGCACGAGATATTTGGGATGCCGCCGACATAGATTTCCGCGTCCCAAGTTAGTTGAGCATAAATGTAAGTGATGCCGTCTAAGCGATGCGCGGAAGTCCATTGCCCTGTGTCAGCGGTTAAGCCGGTCGTCGCAGCAATTAACGCCGCGTCAGCCGTCTGCGGAGTCGTTCCAAGATGCTTAACGATTGAAATCTTGTTAAGATATCTGCTGCCGCCATCGACCGTGTTGCCGGAGCCTGTAATAATTTTCTCGTCGTTGAGATAAACGTCACCAAGTTCCTCGCACTCGTGACCGGCAATCGCAATCACTAGGTGCAGAAACTCGTTTTTTGTGCCGGTCGTAGAGATGTAAACAATCACGCCTGACGCTTTGCATTGACCGTAAATTGCTTGCCGTGCCGAGATCGGCGAACGGATCATCTGTGAGCGAGTCGAAAGAGATGAATCCGCGAAGCTCGGAGCCTTAGGCGAGAGCAATTTGGACACCGCCATCGACGCAGCGGTCACGGCGACGAAAGAAATCACAGATGCTAAAGTCGTAATTGAAGCAAGCGTAACGTATCCGGCAGCGCCGTATACGCCTAGTGTGTTCAAAATATATGCAGCTAATGCTACGGCCATAAATTTATAGTCTCCAGCAATTTATTTTTACATCACCATTCATGGTAGCAAAAAACAATCCACTCACGCCTACGAACGCTGCATCCGCGCCGAGAACGATTCCGATGCAGTCTCCGTCACCGCAATCACGAACGATAATATCGCCGCGCCTTGCCATCGATGACTCGATACGCTCGATCCCGCATGGTTCACCGTAGTTCCGAACGATTCCGATTATGCCGCCGTGCTTCTTAATAAGTCGATGCGCTGAAATTGCGGAGTGATATTGGTCGCGCAGTTGAAACGCCGGATCAATTCCAGTCGCACGCTTAATCCAGTCGCACGCAAACAAACAGCAATCGTTCTTTGCCCACGCAAACGGTTCGTGTCGACGCTCCTCGATGAAAGCGACTAGCTCGTCAGTCCAATTCTGTTTTCGCGTCATCATGCGTATTCGGTGGGGCCATAGTCGCCGCCGCCATTAGCCATAACAGGCGCAGCAAGTTTTTCGTTACCCCAATAAATTTCTTTCTCTTGGATTGCGTTGACGTAAATTAAGCCGAGGTCGGCGATGGTTGCGCTGGCTCGCAGTTGGAGTTGCTCTTGATGCGTGTAACGAACCTCGCGAGGACGCCGGAAGTCCACGAGGCGATTCTCGGCTGTCATCGTTAGCGTCTGCGTAGTGCCGTCGTCGTTGATATTCATCACGTCCATGCGACCGGAGAAGATCGTGATCGGTGTCGATACCAGCGCCGCGCTTGAATTCAACGCACCGAATAGCACTGTGCAGTTCTTGCCTTGGTAGTTCTCGGTTAGCGCCTCGGCAACAAGCGTGGTCGATACGCCAGAAAGCTGCATCGTGATACCGCGAGAAGCGAGATCGGTTGTCTCCTCGATAGGCGAGATCGTGCCGAGCGTGCCGGTTCCGAGATAGGTGATCGAGTTGTAAACAAGATTACCGTAGCCGCTCCAAAGATAAATTGCCGGAGAAAATTCTAGCGACGCGAGTAAGATCGGCGTCAGTTGCGACGCGGAAACTTGCGTCACCATATCGTTGCTCAGTGATCTGCCAGCGGTTGTTATGCTCATGTTTCAATGTCCTCGACTACGCTAAAACTCATGCCGTAAATACTCGCAAGTTCGATGCTCCATTGCGTCGAGGGTTCCTGTAATCGAAACACGCCCTTTGCGTTAACCTTTGTGATCGGTGTGCTAACCGCGTAACTTGCACGCAGCAACGGAAACAAGTCCACGCTCGATGACGAGTTCACTTGGATCACCTTGTAAAGCGAGGTCGAGATTTGAATCCAGTCGCCGACCGCAAAACTGCCAGTCGCGCCGCTGAAGCCGAGCGTCGTGTCATTAGCCGTCGCGCTTGAGACTAGCAAGGTGCCAGTTACCGCACCGCGAGGACTTGGATTCGCGTAGTCTTGGAAGTAAAACGTGCCGCGTTGCGCTGCGAGCAAGAACCCGATCACCGCCTCCGCATCAGCACGCAGCATCGGTGGACACTCGACCGAGCCGAGCCAGCCCTGACCAGTCCAGTTGTATTGCTGTGACTGCAAAGTGTAAGGCGATATGTTGCGGCGAGTAGAACTCACGCCAGTGATCATCAGCTTAGATGCAACAAGCGCCGCCGGAGGTGTGAGTGGGTATGAAATTGCCATGATGTTTATTAAGCAAACGCTGCGCGATAACCACCGCCGCGACGAACCATGTCAGGAATTTCCGATTTCAGTAACTTGCGTTGTTGCTCAAGGATCGGAGCAAGATCGGAACGCGAAACGCCGGACGCGATGTTGTAGGTCACATTCACGTTTGTTCCGCCAGCGCCGCTAGAACCGCTGCCCATCTTGCTATTCGGAATGATTGAGCCGCTGCTGTTTGGCACGAATAGCTCTGGGCCTTTCTCGCCAACAACGTAAGGTGAGCCGGATGTAACTGGGCCACCCATCGCCTTGAACCCTAAAGCTGTGTTGATAAATTTACCGATGCCAGTTGCAGCCCTTTCAGTAACTTGCTTCTGAAATACCATTCTTACTAGATCAAGGGTTAATGCTTTTAATATTTCGCTAAGTTTTTTACCTGAAAAAACAGCATCTTCAAATCCAGATGCGATCATTTTACCAGCTTCCCTGCCTGTTTCTTTTTGTTTTTCACTCAATAAAAATATCTTGGTGTTGGCATCTTGAACCTTTTGCAACCATTCAAGAGTTTTTTGTCTGCCAAGAATATCAGTCGCATCCACTAAAGGTGGTTTGCTATTTTCTAAGAAGATCAAGTCTTTCGTTAATTGTATTATCTGACCCCTTGCATCAATATCTCTATTAAAAAACTCAACATTTTTTCCAGCAATATCATTTTGAAGTTTTTTGATTTGTTCTTCAAGGCCTATGGATGTCTGCAATAAAGCATTTCCGATACCGGCTGCTTTAACGCGTGCTTCATCTCTAAGTGTTTTGCTTTGGCCTTTATTCAATTCAACGCTCAGGGCAAAACTTTTCAAAGCTGCGCTGTCTAATTTACCAAGGTCAACGATTCCAGTATTTGCAAAATTGGTCAATGCTTGCATTTCGTCCTGAAGCATTGGAACCAAATCAACATTGCTTTTCCCAATTCTTTCTTTGGCGTCAGCAATTTCAAGAAGTTTTTTCTCTAATGGTATTGCAGCAAATCTCTGCGCTTCCGCATTAACTGCCTTTTCTGAATCTATTACCGCTTGCTGTCCATAAACCAAGCCCCCAAAAAACTTCCCTATGCCAGTGCCAACAGTAGTAAATAACGACAATCCTTTAATGATAACGCTATCAATAACTGCCTTCGTATTACTTAAATTATATTTTAATTCATTAAAACTTTGCAGTGTTTTTTCTGGAACATTTGGAATTGAGTCAATGTTTTCGATCACCGATCTAATTTCTCGTGAAATTAAACTTGCCGCTTGTTGTATCCCAAGAAATTTAGCAGCAAATTTAACAGGAGCATCGGATTGAAAAGTTCTAGCAAGAGAGTTTTGAACACTAGCAAATGCTGCTTTTGTAGAATCAACTGCCCTAATAATGAATGTTGCTTCAGCGGCCATTTTGTTTGAGTCGATTCAAGTGGTTAATATAAACAAGCCAGCCGGATAATTCCTGAGCTGGCATTTCTAAAACTTCATAAGCAAACTTGCCGAGTCGTTCCGCGATTGCGTAAACGGCGAGAAGGTCGGCTCCTTGCTCGCCGCCGATTAGTTTTTTAGATCATCAACTTTGGGAGCGTCATCGGAGAGGATAGCATTTGAAACGCGTGCAATCACATTGCTGTCGGCTTTATTGAGGAACGTAATGCGATGCTCGATCGTAAACAATTTAACGCCTTCAGCGTTGCACGCTTTGGCAATAAGAACATCAACCAGCAACTCCATATCGTTATCCTTTGACTTGCGATATAGCCGATTCTTTTCGCCCAGCGTTACTGGAGTTGAATAAATCTGCATTTTCCATTCTGGAACGTCGATGCACTTAGTGCCGAGCGACGTGAAGTGTTCCCGAACTAGATCGATTGCGTCCATTGTTTATTCCTCAGATTAAGCCGTAAGAGTTGACAGAACACCGTTGCCCTCAAATGCGGTCGAAGCCTCGACCAGACCATCGAAGTTTGCGGTGACATCGAACTTGGTGACGATAGCCGCGCCGCTGTAATACACGTCACCAGTCGTTACCCCCTCTGGGTAGAGGTTAAGCGTCACGCTGCTGCCAATGGTCATTAGAAGCTGACCGGCATCGGCCTCATCCCAGAACATATCGCCGGAGACTGACCACATTTTCATGGTCGCAACTCGCGTGCGGTAGGTGTCGCCGATAATAGAATCCTCAACGGTGTCAGAGGAATGTGAAAGCGAGTAATTTTTCAACTCGCCGATGGTGGTGCTAGAAATCTTTACGATCCCTTCGCGGCCTAGATGGTTTGCCATATTAGTCTTGGGTTAAGTAGATGCAGTTAAAAGTGTGACGAGCGACGCCCCAGCGCCGATCCTCATCAGGCTCAATCACATATTCTACGGTTGTCAAATGTAGGTCGGAGCATACGCCACCGAGCGTAGGGTCGGCTAAAACAGCCGCCTCGACCGCCGCACTGCCGGTGTCAAATAGGTCGTCGATCAGATAGGTTCCGCTTTCTGCGGTGAAGTAATCGACCATCAAGGAAAGCTGCCGATATTGCACGCGATTCGATGGCGCTAGTGATCGCACCTCGATCTGCTCTTGCACGGCATAGACCGCAGCCGAGGGAAAGCTGACGCTGGCAATCGTGTTGTTCCGTCCTTTGAGGATGTTTGCGGTTACGACCACGCTTGCGCCGGTCAAAGCGTTAGCGGTTGCGGTGCGGATGTCTGTGCGGATGCTCATACTGGGTTTTCTTCAAATTTGCCGAGGTCTGTAACTTTACCAAATCCAAGGCTTACTGCCTTGTTTGAAAGTATGCGGTCAATCTTTTTTTGCGTCACGTTACTTCTGATTCTAAATGCGCTGTCAACGTAACGCTGAATGTTAGGAATAGAATTTTTCAATGCCGTTACTCTTATAAATGGATTTGCACCGAAGCTGTGGGTTTCTGTTCCTGACGATGAAGCGTGTTTTCGTATCCATGCAGGAACCCTGATGCCGCAAGCAATCGCACCTGCCGCAAATCCAGATTTATTCCAACCAACTCTGCTTTTCAAGATAGCAAAATAAGAATCTGCGCTTTGTTTATTAACCCACATTTGATCTTGAACCTTCCAGCGACCGATTGTGTTTTGCGATACATGACCAGTCCTGCCGTATTTATTTCTATATTTTTTCCTAAACTTACTCATATCATCAATGCTTGCTTCTGGTCTCCAGAATTTATTCATTATTTTGAAAGTCTTACTGCTTTCATTATTTCCTTTATAAACGCGCAACGTTTCATGTCCATGATTACGAGGCTCTCTTATACTTGATTCACCAATCGTTTGAAAAAGACCGATGGAACTACTCTTTGCCATTTTAACACCACCAAACAAGTCGCCCTTGATCGCGTTGAATCCTTGCTCCTGCGCTGCTTTGCTAATACCAACATTTCTAGGCGAACGACCTGTATCAATGTTATCGCTTTTACCTTTTCCCAACGTCGGTGGGATAATAAGCATCATGGTTTTTGCCATGTAACCGCCCTCTTGTTTTATAATTCTGCTTAGATCAACTGGAACCGTCGCAGCTAAACGTGCCAGTTTATATTCTAAGTCTGAAGAAGTAAAGGCAACCGAGATCATATGTTTTTGCACACGTCAATTTCACATCCAGTCCCCTCGGCATCTAACGTCACGCGCTCAACAAAGTAAGTCACGCCGGAACGCAGCAAGGTCTGCGACACCGCCGGAGTCGTTGCAATTTGGCTAGTCGTAAGGAAAATCGTGAACTTAGAATCCGCACGACGCTGATCTTCAAAGTCATCAAACGCATTGCGAGCCGACGACCAAATGCCGGTCACCGTGTTGCCTTGGTAAGTGAACGTGATGCCAGCTTGATCGAGGATGCCGAGATAGTCTGCGGCAAGCTGGGTGGGATCGAAGTCTCGGACGCTGCTCATACCATTGCTCCGTTTGTAAGAAACCACTTAGCGTGCAATTCTGGGCGATTCGCTTTGATCCACGGCTCGGCATCGTCCAAGCATTTTTTGACATCATCGCCGCAAGTCTGCGACCCGACGTGATGAACGTAAGCGCGGGAAATATAGTGATTCCGTTTCATGTCTAAGCATTGCACGTCGTCCGAGAACCAGTTGATAGGTGGGAAATCCACCCACGCGCTGCGGGTAACCTGCGCGAAGATCGGCGCGATGACATCCGTGACAATTATTTGCGCCTCCGATTCGTATCTCAAAAAGTTAATCTTACCGATTCCGCAGCGTATGTTCTGTGTGCCTCGTGCGTAATCAGATCGACACGCAACAATGCCGTGATCGCCAAACTTTTCTTTGATGAAAGAAACGTCGCAAGCAAGTGTCCTCCATGTAGTTGGAGTTAAAACAATGTCGTCATTTGCAATCACGATTTCATCAAAGCGTGCAAACGCAATCGCTGCCGCCGCGTTGTAAGCATCGCCGAAATTGCGTGCGTCATTCGGCAGGTTAATCGTCTGGTGATTCGGCAACTTCAAGTCTGAGCCAGCGATATAAACCACCACATCACGCGGAACGTATTCCGAGATCGAGGCCAGCATGACCGGCAAGCACCTGCCGTGTGTCGTGCAAATGACAATCGCTTTCATCGAATGAGCGTGATCCTTTCCACCGCTTCCAAGACCTCGCAGTCCGGCTCCAATGCGGTGAATACCTCGGCTTGCGCTCGATACTGTGCGCGAGAAATTATGCGCTGGTTGACCTCCTTGATCTTGATCCTTAACGGCGTTGAATTGAGGTCACGACCTGAGATCAAATCAAAAAGTTTTGAATCCCATTGCAACGCTGGCGCGTAGTTATCCCGCACCTCGATCAGTAGATTCCCACGCGCTTTCTTGCTGGCTGAATTGAGCGCGTCGTCAAGCGTTCCTTTTACATTAACGTGCTGGAATTGCTTGACCATCACCGTGCTGGTTTCGTCGTCGGAGTTGATTGCGAAGATATGCTCAACGTGCGCCGGATCGGTCGCGG